CTTCAACGTATACGGTACTGGCTGGGTCAAACGTGTTGCCGATGTTCAAGCCGTAGCCAATAAAATGTGAGGGTAATTTATATTGTTTCCATTTTTGAATAAAATGGGGATTTTTACTAGGCGGTATCCAACCTAAAGATTCAAACCTTTTCAAAATATCGGTTGATTCAGGTTTTATCCATTGAAAACGTCTAGGATCAAGTATTTTTGGAGGTGTCATTTTGGTTCTCCAATTACACGATAAAGTTTAAATTTCTTGGATATGTGCCACTTGTCTAAAATCAAATAGCCAGCCTTACGAAGCTCTCCGATCCGAGTTGATAGCTTCATACCACCACCCGCATTTAACGCTTCCATAGGGCTAATCCAACGTCTACGAGCGAGTTTTACAATGATTTGATGTTGAGTTTCCATTATTTCTCCTTTTTTCTACATTGTTCAATAACATCGATGGGTACATCTACTGCGGTTGGATACGTTGCCATGCGACAATCGTATTTAATAGGTTGATGATTAAGTTCGGCAAGGAAGATAACAAAGCCACAAATAAATGTGGCTGTTAACAGGGCGATGATATTTACCATCCTGACACCAATACCCAAACAACTAACGGAATACCAAAGGCAATTGCTGCCCCGATGAGTGCTTCCATAAATGTTCTCATATTATTTACTCGTAGTTTTAACAGCAAAAACGGCTGTAGTTTTAGTGAATTTTGCTACTGTGTCAGCCTCAACATTTAAGGAAGCTAATAGAGCTTTGTAATCGACAACGGCACGATTAGACTCTACAACCGTAGATTTAAATAATGCACCCTCAAACACCTTAGAACCATTTGGGGCAGTAGCTTGGTCTTTTAAAGCATCTTTAATCATGTCAGCCTGTTTAGTAAGTTCAGCGATTTGTGCCAATAAACCACCTAATGTATCTACAGTTAATGCGTTGATGTTTGTTATTGCGTTCATTTTTCTATCCCTTTATTTAACACTGCTCATGCAGTAAATACAGAATAATTTAGTTTTCTAAAGTATGCAAGGATTATTTTATAGGGACTTACCCTAGGTGTTGTAAAAATGCAAGGGGTTGTATTTGGCAGTTGCTAACTGTTAGGCGGAAAGCCGTAAAAAACCTAACTTACTGCATCCTACATTGACGGCTTAACACCCCATAAAAAAAGGGATACCGAAGTATCCCGAACTCACTTGAAGTCAGATTAAATTATATTCCATTTTTAATCTGATAGACTCTGAGCAAGTGTTGAAAACACTCCCAGCCCTTTTGTAAAGCTGAATCTTCAATTTTAATTAATTTTACTTCGTTGGTTGTGCCGTTAATAAAGACAATGGCGCACTTTGCCGAAGGCATACCTAAGCCCTCACGATAAGCCGCTAACTGCATTTCATGTTCAAAATATACATCAACTTTTTCCAATGGTGTATCTTTTGTTTTAAAGTCCACTACAAGGCCATTAGGACTCATAAGGTCGCATTTACCACCATATCCTAACGGATGTGCAAAAGACTTCTCTGCAAGCCAGTGTTGTTCACCATAGGCTTCTTTTAAAGCGTTTTCGATATTCTGAAGATACGCTGGTGGTTCTATGTGATACGAACCCTCAAAATGGGTCTGAACAATAGCGTGGATTTTAACCCCTCTTTCTGCCGCATCCCGACCAGTAGCCTTTGAATCCGACATGACTCGCTTTAACCAGTCATCTTCAGGTTCATTTGGCAGTCTAGGCAAGGTTAAGGCAGCTAATAAGACCTGTTGTTGCAACCACGAATTAAGCCCTGCCTTAGCTAACATACCGTTGATAGTAGTCACACTAGGCAATAATCCAAGTTTGCGAGCATCTCTCAGGGTAGTGTTGCGTTGTTCACCATTAGCACCCATCATCGTATAAAAAGGCTCACCAGTTTTGGTATACCAGTGGCCTTGTTCCGTTAGTTTTTCTTTTACAATCATTTATAGCTCCTTAAAATGGCACTTCATCATCGGGAATATCCGCTAAAGACTTAGGAAAGCCATCAACTTCTTCAATTTTCTTTTTACTGCCTCGCCATTCAGAAGATTCCATAATCTTTTCACGATAGTATTTAGGCAATGCGTCAAACTTAGTTTGATCATATTCACGCAACCAAAAGTGATTAATTGGATTAATACCGTCAGGCACATTGTTTTTTAAAGCTGAAGGTATAGGGCTAATACCTGAAATATTAGCGTACTTACCATCCTCTGAATGAGTAATATTGATCATACAGAACTTGTTTAACAACGTCTTAAGATCAAAATTATCCCTATCCTTAACAGACATTTTTTTATTGGCCCAAGATTCTAAATCCTTACGCAAAGTAGCTTGATCACCAAGACTGACTGTATAGCGTTTAGACACAATAAGAGGCTTACCATCATCCGTCTTTAAAGGTTTGCCATTATTGTCATCACCATGCAGTTCAAACGTCAACACGACCTTGTGCATGATCTTGGTTTCACCTGACCATTCAACCGATTGGTGGCCTAAATCAATAACACTATACAAACGTGCCATGTGTAAGCCAGCAGGGGCTATCTTAAAATCTTTTTGAGTATCTGAAATAATCATATTAAATCCTATCTGTTTTACGAAATAATTTATATAGTTGTGTTTCCATTTCATCTAACGCTTGGTGATAACCTAATCTAAATCCTTGATCGTATAATTTTGATAATTCATCTAAATTTGCTTTTACAAAACCTTTGTTTATTTTGTAATATTCAATTTCATCAAAATGTTCAAAAACAATTGTTTTAAGTTCTCTTTTAGATAGCATCATTGTTTGCCTCCAGTTGCGTTGTCAAAACGTGTAAATGCCTTACCCATGTCCTCAAATACATCTTTAAGGAATCGGGTACTATATGATATTTTTTTAAGTCCGCAACCATAACGAAGCAAATCTATCTGTTCGTTATCTAAGGCTGCCCCATTAAGTAGATGGTCAAATATTTCTTCTAACTGTTGTTCTAATTGATTCTGATCTTGCTGCTGTTGTTCTTGTTCACTCATCTGAGTTTCTCCTAAAGTTATCACGTCAACATGACGTACAAACAGATTAACTTATCTAAAGTGATTTGTCAACAGTCTTGTAAAATATATTTAAATCTGTTAAGATTGTTGTATATGGACACATTTAAACTCTCTCATTCACAGATCGTAGACTTGCTTGGTGGTACTAAGAACGTAGCTAGAATGGCTAAGGTTAGTCAGGCTGCCGTTACTCACTGGCGAACAACCGATATACCTGAAGGTCAAATGATCAGGTTGGCTGCCGAACTTGAGAAAAAATCGCATGGATTAATTAGTCGCAAGGGTTTATTTCCAACAACTTATAAAATGATATGGCCTGAACTAGATTAATTTGTGTTATACTAGGTTGGTCGAGATTGGCATCTTAGACAATTCACCTAGGGTACGACCCCAGTAATTTTAGGCGGGGTATGTGTAGCTTTAGACAATGAGTGAGAAATCCCTTGGTGAAATTGTTTATTGTTGCCCATGCCAACGGGACATACCCCACCTAAGACTATTGGGGTTTTCCTTTGCATAAATCACGACTGCACGAAAAGCAAGTGTAGATAAGAAAGCTAGATGGGGTAGAGGCCAGTTAGAAAATGAACTGGAGCGAGGGTCGACACCTGCGATACCCCCAAGTAATTGGTGCAAGCCAACTGGGACAGCCTTGAAACGGCATACATCACTTGTAAAAAAACCATCTTGATGGTTGGTCGTTCTTTTGTTTTTTTATTATTTTAAAAACCAGTCTTTATAAGATAAACCACAGACTCTAATAAGAACTGAGGCGGTCAAGCACCACTCTTTAAAGACAAACAACTGCTTAAATAACCAAAAACGCTTGAACTTGCTAATAAAGGAAAAAATATGATATTTAATTTAAATGAAAAATTATGTAAATGTGGATTAAAGTTTTTAAATGTTACTTTTATACATTCAAGAATACGAGGT